TCAGGCGTTCCTCTCCCTGAAACGGTCATGACAAAGCCGCCAAGTCCCTTTGAGAAGCCATGACAAGCCCTACAAAGCCCAAACAAGCCAAGGGTGACCCCGCGCAACGAGGGGCAAAGAAAAAACCGCTTATAGGGGCTGTAAAGCCTCGTATTCACACGCCTTTCCTAAAAACAGCTAGTAGATTGCCGGAAGTCATTAAGTTTTTGGAAACTATCAATATCAAATTGCTACCGTGGCAAGAATTTGTACTTGAGGATATGTTGCGAGTTAATAAAGAAGGCAATTTTGAAAGACGCACCAATTTACTAATCACTCCAAGGCAAAACGGCAAGACTGAACTGGCTAAAGTGATGATCTTGGCTCACATGTTTGTTTTTGGCTCAAAGAACATAATTGGCTTGTCCTCTAACCGATCAATGGCTTTTGACGTGTTTAGAGCTGTTGCTAACACAATTGAGGAAAATGATGTGCTACTTCAAAAAACAAAAGCAATTAGATATACAAACGGACAAGAATCAATTACGTTAACTGATAACACTCGTTACGAGATCGTTGCAGCCACTCGTGACGGAAGCCGCGGCAAGCACGCCGACCTCTTATTCATTGATGAGTTACGCGAAATCTCAGTTGAGGGTTTTCAAGCTGCCGTGCCAACTACGAGAGCGCGTCCTAATGCAATGAGTCTTTACTGTTCAAATGCGGGTGACGCATTTAGTACGGTGCTTAATGATTTACGAACGAAAGCAATGGAGTACCCAAGTCCTACTTTTGGCTTTTATGAATATTCTGCCCCTATGTCCATTAGACAAAACTTACATGACCGTAAATTGTGGGCAATAAGTAATCCCGCCCTTGGACATACAATCACGGAACAGGCAATTGAGGAAAGCATTGCAACAAACTCAATTGAAGCTACTTTGACTGAAACGTTTTCGGTTTGGATTGATTCTCAAGTTTCGCCATGGACTTTCGGCTCAATTGAAGCTTGCAGCAATTCAGAACTTGTTTTACCTGTTGGCGCAATGACTGTTTTCGGTTTTGATGTAAGTCCGTCAAAACGAACCGGTAGCCTTGTTGCTGCCCAATTAATTGACGGAAAGATTGGAGTAGGGGTTATGGAAACCTTTAGCTCTGATATTGCAATTGACGAACTTAAAATGACTCAAGCAATCCATGATTGGGCTTTAAAGTATAGACCGACCCATATTGCCTATGATAAGTACGCAACTGCCTCTATTGCACAAAAATTAGAACAACAAGGACATAAATTAGTTGACGTGTCGGGACAAGCGTTTTATCAGGCTTGCGGGGAACTTGCTGACTGTTTGACTAATTCTCGTATTGTTCATAGTGGGCAACCGGAGTGGGTTCAATCAATGAATAATGCAGCCGCTAAATATAACGATAGTTCATGGAGAATTATTCGCAGAAAATCAGCTGGCGACGTCACAGCTTCAATTTCTACGGCAATGTGCGTTCACTTGTTAAGTAAGCCAATTTCCGTTCCAATGATCTACGTATGACACTTAAAAGTGATATAATTCTCTAATGGGATTTTTTCGCGATTTAATCGGCGTAACACCTAAACCACAAATTCAAGCTCAATTAGCCCCTGCGGTTATGGGCGACCCTTTCAATTATTACACACCGCTTTCCGCATTTACAATTGATCGCGCCGAGGCTATCACCGTCCCCGCGTGTCAACAGGCAAGAAATATTATCTGCGGAATTATCAGCGGCATGGAACTTTCTACTTACTCAAAAGCAACTGGCGAGGAAATTGCTAACTTGCCTTGGGTTAATCAATTAGAAAGAAATGCACCAAACAATGTAACGCTTAGTTGGATTGTTGATTCGTTACTCTGGTATTCCGTCGCTTATCTAAAAGTAGTTGAAGTATATCAAGATGACAACAGACCTTCACGTTTTGAATATATTAGAAACTCTAGAGTTACAGTTGAATTAAATCAAACAAACACTTATGTAGATCAATATTTTGTTGATGGTGATTCCGTACCAATGTCAGGAATTGGCAGTTTGGTTACGATACAACTTGGTAAAGACCCTTTACTAACTTCAGGCGCAAGAATACTCAAAGCGGCTGTTGATTTAGAAAGAGCGGTTTCAGTTGCTTCAAGTACGCCACAACCGGCGGGCATATTAAAAAATAATGGTTCAGACATGGGCGAAAAAGAAGTTGCTGGATTATTAGCAGCTTGGCGTCGTGCTAGAGAAACAAGATCAACTGCATATTTAACTGCAAGTTTAGAATACCAACCAACTGCGTTTTCTCCTAAAGACATGATGTACGTGGACGCAATCCAATCAAGTACAGCCCAAATAAGTAGACTGTTTAACATTGACGCGTTTTATTTAAATGCAGATATGAATAACAGCATGGTTTATCAGAACATATTAGACAACCGTCGCCAGCTTGTTAGTTTTACACTTGCCCCTTATATTCAGGCAATTGAAAAAAGATTTTCAATGGACGATCTTTCCCCAATGACGCAGGAAATTCGCTTTGACATTGATTCAGGTTTCTTACGTGCCGACCCAATGGAAAGACTTGCAGTAATTGAAAAGATGTTACAACTAGAACTAATAACTGTTGAACAAGCGAGAGAAATGGAAGAACTAAGCCCAAATGGAAATAATTAACTTTAGCGCAGATTTAGAGGCTTCAGAATCTCGTAGAATCATTGCGGGAAAAATTGCACCTTACGGTGACGAGATCGGAAATACCAGCGTTGGAAAAGTAATTTTTGAAGCTAACTCAATTCAAATAGATGACCCTAAAAATGTTAAATTACTTTTAGAGCATGACCCAAAAAAACCAATTGGTCGTATGAAAAACGTAACTGAGGATAACTCAGGAATTTTTGCAGAGTTTAAAATTTCCAATACAACTAGAGGTACTGATAGTTTAATTGAGGCAAGCGATAACCTTCGTTCCGGTTTGAGCGTGGGCGTGGAAGTAATTAAAGGAAAGAATAAAGACGGAGTTTATCGCGTTAGCGCGGCTCGTCTTATGGAAGTTTCGCTAGTACAGTCAGCAGCTTTTAAATCTGCTGAGGTAACCAGCGTTGCTGCGTCTGAAAATACAGAGGCAGTTTCAACCGAAACCAAAACAGAAATAGAGGAAATTGTGGAAAACACAACAACCGATACACCTGTTGCGACCGAGGTAGTAGAAACCCCAGCGGTTGAAGCTTCTCGCCCAACAGTAACCGCGGCGGTTTATACAAAGCCACGCGTTGCACCAATGACTTCAGGACAATATCTTGAGGCAAGTATCAAAGCTGCAATGGGTGATGAGAACGCTCGTCAAACAATTCTTGCAACAGATGATACAACTACAAACACAGGTCTTACACTTGCACCACACCTAACTGAGTTCATTACAAATACATTAGATGTAAGACCGTCTGTGGAAGCGGTAAGCCGTGGCGCACTTCCTACTTCAGGCATGTCTTTTACAATTCCTAAGTTAACAACAGCACCAACAATTGATTCAAACTCAACAGAGGGCGAAGCACTTGGCGGAACTGAAATGGCTTCAGGATATATCACCGTTGATGTTAAAAAAGCGGCGGGATTGCAAACGATTTCTTGGGAGTTGTTAGATAGATCATCTCCAATTTTTTACGACGAGTTAATTCGTGAATTAAATCGTGCATACGCAAAAGCAACAGACGAAGCAATGTTTACACAATTTATTACAACTGGAACAGCTGCAACAGGTGTTGCAACCGCTGACGCTGACGGACTGCAATCATTTATTGCAACTGAAGCTGCTGCCGCTTATGCTGCAACAGGTGGTTTTGCAACTAATCTAGTTGCTAATAGTTCATGGTGGTCAGTATTACTTGGTGCGCAAGATTCAACAAAGCGTCCAATTTATGCAGCTGCTAATCCGGTTAACAACGCAGGTATTTCATCACCAACTTCAGTAGTTGGTTCAGTATTGGGTACAAATCTTTACGTTGACCCATTTATTGGTTCAGGAACAGGCGACGATTCAATGTTCTTGGTCAATCCTTCATCAATAACATTTTATGAAGCCCCTAAGACAACCTTGAGAGTGGAAGCACTTTCAAATGGTCGTTTGCAGGTGGCAGTCTACGGATATTACGCAATTGCAACTAAACTTGCTGGCGGAATCCGTCGTTGGAACAAGTCCTGATCTAATTAGTTAGATCAATAGCGTTAAGGGGCGTTGGAAGCCTTCGCCCCTTAACTTTTAAGAAAGGTAGTCATGGCAGCCACATTTTGTACTGAAGCAGAGCTTAGAGCTAATTTACAGCTAGGTACTCTCTATACTTCAGCGACCGTTGAGGAAGTCTGCCAAGCTGCTCAAAATATTATTACTGATTATCTATGGAAAAACCAAGCGTTTAATTCTGCTCACTCTCATATTGTTGGTTACGGGACTTTATATTTTGATACACCCCACGATTTTTTTGTGGGTCAGACAGTCAGCATAAGTGGTAACGGCGCGACTTTTAACGGTTCTAAAACAATTACCGACGTAGATACATATTCAATTACTTTTGTAACTTCACACTCAACTATTGAGCCAATTCACCCAACAAGTCCTTTCGGTACAGTTGCGGCTACTGATTACGTTACCTATTCAACCGTTCCTGAAGTTAGATTAGCGACTTTAATGGTTGCAACTGAAATATGGCAAGCAAAACAAGCTGCTAATGGTGGCGCGTTAGACCCTAATTTTCAACCTTCTCCTTTCAAAATGGGTTCAACATTAATTGCAAAAGTACGAGGCTTACTTGCGAACCACTTAGCCCCTAATGGACTAATAGGCTAATGACAGTTGCCGTTACAACTCTCAGAGCTTCCATTAAAAGCGCGCTAAGTAACGCGGGGGTGTGGGACACGTTCTCTTATGTGCCAGCCACACCTACCGCCAATAGTGTTGTTCTCAGGTATGCAGACCCAATGCTTGAGCCAAACAACAATCAATACAATATTGGGGTAAAAGCAAACTTTACAATAACTTGCATAGTTCCAATGCTGGACAATCAAGCTTCATTGATTGCGTTAGAGGAAATGGTGTGCGCAGTATTTTTAAAACTTGTTGCGTCAAACATTAAGTTTAACGTTGAAAGCGTATCTGCACCCTCAGTATTGCAGGAAGCTCAAGAAATGATGGTTAGCACGATCAACATAAGCACACTAACAACTTGGAGTTAATTAAATGACACTTACAGACGAGGACATTGCCTTTCTTAAAAAGATCGGTCAAGAAGTACCGCAAGACAAGCCAAAACCAACAATCACCAAGAAAGACGAGGAATAACTAAATGGCAACTTTTTTAAATAACAAAGTTGGATTTAAAGTTAACTCAGTTAACCTATCTGACCACGTTACAGCCTTCACCCTAAATAGAGTTCTAGATCAAATAGAAATTTCTGCAATGGGTGACACCGCTCACAAATTCACAACTGGATTAGCAGCTGACACAATCACCGTATCATTTTTAAATGATGATCTTGCTTCAGGTGCAGGTTCAGTAAGAGCCACACTTCAAGCCGCTTTTGGAACAACAGTTGCGTTCCAAGCAATTCAAGATACTGCCAGCGCGGTTTCAGGAACAAACCCACTTTATTCAGGTACAATTCTTGTTGACAACTTAACCGATATCAATGGTGCGGTTGCTGACATTGGTACTATGGATATTACCTTTACTTGCAACAGCAAGACAGCATACGCAACAACTGGTACTTGGTCATAACAAAGGACTGAAATGATTAAACTTAAAATAACCAAGGCTTCAGGTGACGTTTCCGAATACGAAATTACACCCGTTATTGAGTTTGCGTTTGAAACTCATTTTAAAAGTGGTTTTCATAAATACTTTAGAGATGAGGAAAAACAAAGCGCGGTTTATTGGTTGGCTTGGGAAGCTGAAAGGCGCAATGGCGTAACTGTTGTGCCTTTTGGCGATAAGTATTTAGAGCAACTTGCAAAAGTTGAGATTCTAGACGCCAACGACCCAAATGGATAACGCGGGATTCCTTCCACTACCTTGTTGCTAGGTTAGCAATTACAACAGGACTTCCGCACCAAACTTTTATTGATATGGACAGGGATTTGTTAAGGGCAACCTTAGCAGTTCTTAAAGACGACGCAAAGGCTAGGGAAAATGCCAGCAGAGGTAAAAGGTTTAATTGAGTTTAAAAAAGCTCTCAATGATTACGACCCTGCCCTAGCTGCACAATTAGACGATCAAATGGCTATTGCTCTTGGCGGCATAGTTAAGAAAGCTCAAAGTTACGTCCCCAGCAATTCACCTTTAAGCGGTTGGAATTACAGACGGCGATCTGAATTTTATTTTGACGCTCAGGGTAACAAATTGAGAAAATTTCCTTTGTATAATTCTGCAATTGTTTCTAAAGAGATTAAATATAGTTCAACCCCACGCAGAACAAATAAACGCGGATTTAAAGCTGTTTATTACATAATTAATAAATCAGCCGCAGGTGCTATTTATGAAACAGCTGGTAGAAAAAATCCCGCAGGTCAGTCTTGGGTTGGTCGCAAAGGCGACCCACGTCAAAAAGATATTAGTCACTCAAATAATCCTCAAGCCGGTGCTGATTTTATTCAAGCAATGGGTGAGTTAAAGCAAGGCAATATTGAAAGTTCTACAAAACGCGGTCGCTATATGAAAGGTCGGTTAATCTTTCGGGCTTGGGCTGAGGACGGCGGCAAAGCAAACGCAGCCGCTTTAACTGCTATTTACAACGCTAACGAACAATTTAAAAAGAAACAATACTTTAAGAAGGTTACCCAATGAGCATAGTAATTGATATTGCCGCGCAGTTCACGGGCAAAAAAGCCTTTACTCAGGCTGAGAACGCAGCCGACAAATTGGCTAGAAACGTTAAACATGCTCTCATTGGTGTCGGTGTTACAGCTTTTGCTAAGTCAGCCATTAGTGCTTTTGCAGCTCAGGAAAAACAATTAGCATTATTTAAGAACTCTTTGCGCAGTATTGGATTTGAGTTTGCAACCTCAGACTCATTAGCATTTTTAAACAGTTTAAAATTGCAATACGGCGTTGCCGACGAACAATTAATTCCTGCGTACGAGAAACTTTTAACAACTACACGCAGTCTTGCAGCTTCCCAAAATCTTACAAACATTGCTTTAGATGTTGCTGCCCGTCAAAACATTAGCGTAACTGAGGCAGCCGACGCTTTAAGCAAGGCTTACTTGGGCAACACTAGGAGTTTAGGCGCATTAGGTTTAGGCATTAGCAAAACTACCCTTGCTTCAGGCGACTTCGCTAAGATTCTTAAAGAGGTCACTCTTGTTACAAAAGGCGCAGCTTCAGCCGCCGCTAACACCTTTGCTGGCAAACTAGCCAAGTTAAAGGTAGCAGCCGATTCAGCCAAGGAAAGCATTGGCGCGGGACTCGTTGAAGCCATCATGCGTATTAGTGGCGCAACAGATATTGACCAATTACAAACCAAGATTATTAATTTTGGAGAATCTGCCTCTAAAACTTTAGTCACAATCGGCGACGCAATAAGGGAAAATATTGTTTTAATTAAATCCTTTGCTGCCCTTTTAATTGCCGCGTTTACAATTAATAAAATTGCCGCTTTTATTGTTTCTTTAGAGGCAATTGTTAAAACAGTTAAGACTCTTAGAAACGCATTGTTAGCAGCTGCCGTTGCTAGAAACTTCCTGTTTAATCCTCTAGGCGCAGCCGCTTTAACCGCTGGCATGTTTGCAGCAATTGGTTTATTGATTAAAGGCGTGGACGCAATTGGCGCGTCCGCTGATAAAGCGACAAGTAATCTACAAAGTATGTTTGCTGCCGGCGGTTCAATGGCTGGGGGCGATCAAGGCGGTGCGGCTAAATTCGCCGAGGGTGCAGCTGCTAGGGCTGCCAAGGAAGCCAAGGCTGCCGCACTTGCCCAATTAAAAGCAACAAACGCGCAGACTAGAGCAATTAAAGATCAAGCTAAACTTAAAAAGGCAAGCGGCTTACTTGATATGGAACAAATCCAGATCATGGCTGCATTGCAAAATCAGTTAACTGAGGACGAGAAACTTAGACTATCTTTGCAGTTAGCGTTGATTACAGAAAACGCAGCTGAGGCAGACCGTTTAAGTAATCAACTTGCCCTTTCTCAATTACAAACAACAGGATTAGCCAAGGCAATAGGAAATTTGCCACCTGCCTTAAATCCTTTGCAGGATTATCCTAATTATGTAAATAAAGCAATTGATGATATTTCTTTAATTCAAGACGCGCTTAATAAATTAAAAGCACCTGTTTTAACTGTTCAAGTAAATACCGTTACAACTGGCGGCGGTGCGGGCGGTATGGGCGGCGGTACAACCAAAACACCTGAAACTTTTGCAGGTATTCCTCTAGGTGGTGACATAGGTGGCGCAGCAAAAGCTTTAGAATATGCCGCTCAAAAAAACCAAGTAACTCTTAATACTCAAATGCCTGATTGGCAAAGTTATAGAGCTGGAGAACGTGCAACAAAGATTGAAGTAAATGTTCAAGGTAATGTAATTAGTGACCGTGATTTAACTGACTCTTTGCGTATGGGTTTGCTAAATCAAAGTGCTTCAGGGTCGTTCACTATGTCAAATAGAGCAACAAGAGGCGATTAATGGGTTTGCCGGCAACGCTGCACGTTTCTTTAGACTTTTCAACAGGCGCAACTTTTGGTGTCCCATTTACCCTTGATGACCCTGCGGACGGTTTGCTTGATAAAGGAATTTTAGCCGCTTCCTCAACACCTGCCTTAATTGCTGATTTAACAGACGTCGCTAGAAAGATAAGCATTAGACAAGGTCGGAACTTAATTAGGGACACTTATGAATCAGGTTTTGCAACCGTAAGGTGTTATGACCCAACAGGCGCGTTTAATCCCCAAAATGTTAGCAGTCCCTACTATGGACAATTAACACCTTTAAGGAAACTTAGAATTTCAGCAACGCATAACGGAAACACTTATTATTTGTTTAGCGGGTATACAACTGACTACGTTTATTCATACGATCAAGGCGAGAACGTGTCCTATGTGGACATAAATGCTTCAGACGCTTTTAGGCTCTTTAACCTTGCAGCAGTAACTACTATTACAGGTCAAGCCGCGGGTCAAGATACTGGAACAAGAATTAACAAGATTTTAGATACAGTAGATTTTCCAACTTCAATGAGATCAATTTCAACAGGTGACTCTCTTACTCAAGCCGACGCTGGAAACTCTCGCACCTCTCTTTCGGCATTAAAAAATTGCGAATTTTCAGAGCAAGGTGCATTTTTTATAACCCCTGAAGGTAACACAATATTTAAGAACAGATCAGAGGTAATAGAAAGCGCGGGAGTTTCGCCCATTGCTTTTAATCAAACAAGCGGTATTCCTTACAAAAACCTAAAGTTTGCCTTTGATGATAAGCTAATTGTGAACCAAGCGAACATAACTCGCCTAGGCGGCACGACTCAAGTTTTTATTGACGCTGACAGCGTTGCTACTTACTTCCCCCACTCAATTACTAGCTCAGACTTAGTAGTTGAAACCGACACCGAGGCAGCCAATATTGCCGCCATTTACGTCAATACGAGGTCAGAAACCACCATTAGAATAGATGAAATGACGGTTGATCTTTTAGACCCTAACGTGCCAACCGACACTATTTTAAACATGGATTACTTTACAAATGTTCTAATCACAAACCTTCAACCCGACGGCTCTACGATCACTAAAAACCTACAAGTTCAGGCAATAGCTTGGGAAATCACACCCTCTACTTGGCTTGGAATATTCGGGACTCAAGAACCTCTCGTTGATGGATTTATTTTGGACAATACTTATTATGGTCAATTAAATGACGATATACTTAGCTACTAGGGGGTCAACAATATGGCAGCAGGATTAGGCTTTAAAACGTTTGCGGTTGGTGAGGTTTTAACCGCAGCCGATACAAATGGTTATTTAATGCAAGGTGTTTTAGTTTTTGCGTCTGCCGCAGCTCGCGACGCAGCAATTACTTCACCGCAAGAAGGACAGTTTGCTTATCTTAAGGATACAAATGTAACAACTTATTACACAGGTAGCGCGTGGGCAAACTTAGATACTACTGGCATGACAAACCCAATGACTACAACAGGCGACACAATTTACTCATCAAGCGGTTCAACACCTGCTCGTTTAGGTATTGGTTCAACTGGTCAAGTTTTAACTGTTGCTGGTGGCGTTCCTTCTTGGGCAACTCCAGCAGGTGGCGGTGGTATGACTTTACTTTCAACAACTACATTGTCAGGTGCAACAACAGTTGTTTCTAGTATTGACCAAACTTATGTTAATTTATTTGTAATGATTGCGGGTATGACAAACAACACCGCAGATGGTGCATTTAGAGTTGGCATTAATAACAGCACAAATAGCCATGATGGAGTTTGCACACGATTTGAACAAGGCGGATCAGCGTCAATTTCAGGATTTGCAAATAATTATTTAATAACACCAACTAACCTTGATCGCACAAATCCTACAAATACTTTATGTTTATTATTGCCATCATACACAGGTGGAAATGGCATTAGACAAACTTTTAATATGTTTGGCAGATATACAACCGCAGCAGCGTCTACTGCAATTACGATTTCAGGTATGCGTGGCGATACTTCTGCAATAACCTCTCTAGGGTTTTCTAATTCTGGCGGCAACCTTTCTGCTGGAACTGTCCTAATTTACGGAGTTAAATAATGAGTAATCCAATAATAAGAATACACGATTTAGCAACCAACGAGGTTATTGATAGAGAAATGACCGACGAGGAAGTTGAGCAAGCAAACTATGTGCCACCAAAATTGGCTAAAGAGCGCGCTGATGAAGCAAAAGCGTATGCAGAAAAAGAAGCGCAACGCCAATTAATTCTTAATCGTCTTGGTTTAACCGCCGAGGAAGCCGCCCTACTACTTTCATAATGAAACCTTGGCTATCAAAGGCTGCGGCTCAATTACGAAATCAAATAGATGATTCTTTTGAGTCGCGGCTTCGTTCAAGTGACGGGTGGATTGCTGATTTACGGCACTTGTCTAGTGGAAAGCCGTCCGACCATGTTCCCGAAGCGAAAACGGGCTGCGTCCGCGCAATTGATGTTGACGCTCGCCTTTCTGACAACAAAGGGGATTCAGCATATTTGGCAGATCAGCTTAGACAGTACGGGAAAACTCACGGACGTATATCTTATGTAATTCACTTGGGGCGCATTGCTTCGCCGGTACTTGGGTGGCGTTGGAGAAAATACCGTGGATTTTCGCCGCATAACCACCACATACA